GCCTCTTTTTTACATGCACAAAACTATAGTTTGAAAATTAACCAGATTAAAAGGTGAGCAAATGGGAAGGCCTAAGACGCCAATGTCAGTTCGTGAGGTTCAAGGGACTGCCCACAGAAACAAACAGCGAAATAATAATGACGCACCAGAAGTCACTATGGGGATAGGTGAGTCACCCGAATATTTTTCAGATATCGAAAGCGATATTTGGGATTACCTTGTTTCAATAATGCCCGCTCGCGTAATGAGCCAGACAGACCGCCCAACGTTTGAGGTTCTAGTTAAACTATTCCACAGATTCAGACACGCGACATACGAAGAGGATTCGATTCTTCCGCCGCTTAACGGAGCAGAACTAAATAAGATGGTCGCTATCATGGGAACCTTCGGAATGAACCCCAGCGACAGACAGAAAATTGTTGTACCAAAACAGCAATCGGATAATCCATTTAAATCTGTATGAGTACAACCCCTTCAGTAGACAAAGGCCACAAGTACGCACTAAGCGTGGTAAGCGGTAAAATTATCGCGTGCAAATGGGTGGTCTTAGCTTGTCAGTATTACCTTGATCAACTACGCGAAAGCAAATCAAACAAAGATTCAAAATTCTATTTCGACAAAAAAGCTGCTGAGCGTGTTCTATACGTCAAGCAGTTGATGCCACACACTAAGGGGCGATGGGCAAAAGAAGGATTGCTTCTAACGCTCGAACCTTGGCAGTGCTTTTTCAATATGAATTTGTTCGGCTGGAAATATCGCACCACAGGATTGAGACGATATAGAAAAGCTTTGCTTCTTGTGCCTCGAAAAAATGGCAAGTCGGCTGAAGCTGCGAGCACTGGAAATTATATGTTTGCCTGTGACGGTGAGTATGGCGCAGAAGTTTACAGCGGCGCAACGAATGAGAAGCAAGCTTGGGAGGTATTCAAACCTGCAAAGCTGATGGCTCAGAAGTCGGACGAATTCAGGGAGCATTTTGGTATTGAAGTTAATGCTTCTAACATGAATATCATGAAAGACGGCTCACGGTTCGAGCCTATAATCGGCGACCCTGGCGATGGTACTTCGCCCTCCTTGGCAATTATCGACGAATACCACGAACACAAAACCGATAAGATGCTGGATACCATGGAGACGGGTATGGGCGCTAGGGAGCAGCCTATTATCCTAGTTATCACCACGGCAGGCGATAATATAAGCGGCCCTTGTTATCAGCTACAGCTTGAAGCGCAAAAGGTTTTAGAGGGACTTGTCGAGAATGACGGCCTTTTTGCCATGATATACACGATAGATTCGGGTGACGATTGGGCAACAGTAGACGCGCTAAAAAAGGCAAACCCTAATTTCGGCGTATCAGTTGGCGAAGAGTTTCTGTTGGCTAGGCTGGCAGAGGCAAAGAACAATGCCAGAAAGCAAAGCGTATTCAAAACTAAACATCTTAATGTTTGGGTTGGCTCCAAAGAGGCTTATTTCAATATCGAGCGCTGGAAAGAGTCGGGTGACGAAAGCTTAAGGCTCGAAGACTTTTACGGTAGAAGAATTTACATTGGCTTGGATTTGGCATCAAAGGTCGATGTTGCAGCGCTTGAAATACTCATACCGCTGGGCGATAACGACTTTGTACGGTTCGGAAAGTACTACTTGCCAGAGGCGGCAATCGATAGCGAGGCCAATGAACACTATAAGGGCTGGTCTTTGGATGAATGGATTACCGTAACTGATGGCGAAATAATCGACTTTAATATTATTAAGGACGATATAATAGCATTATGCTCACACTTTGAGCTTGCAGAGTTGGCTTATGATCCCTTCCAAGCTACAATGCTGGTAACTGAGCTTATGGCCGAAGGTTTGCCAGTGGTTGAAATAGCGCCTACAGCGAATAACTTCAGCGAACCTATGAAGCTTTTAGACGGGTTAATACGTTCCAGGCAAATCAGGCACAACGGCGATCCGGTTTATTCGTGGATGTTATCGAATGTCGTTACAAAAGTTAGTCATAGGGATCAGGTTTTCCCACGTAAAGAGCGCGAAGAGAATAAGATTGACGGCCCAATTGCAACAATAATGGCACTAGGTAGATCAATGAACGATGACCATGCATCGCTAGATGACTTTTTAAATAACCCGATCGGGATCGATTTATAATGGCTTGGTATAATCCTTTCACCTGGTTCTCAGGCTCAGGCAACACCCGAAGAGAAGGAACGCAGACAAGCGCCCCCTATTCATATTCAAGCGAGCCAGCCGCAACGGTTAATTTTGACACAGCTATGGCGGTTAGTGCTTTTTGGGCTTCGGCTCGGTTACTGACTGAAACCGTAGCAGCGATGCCAATAAAATCTTATAGAGTTGGTTCTGACGGATCAAAACAGGAAGACCCCAACTATCCGCTATGGCGGCTGATCAATTTCCAGCCAAACAGATACCAAACGCGAAACGAATTTTTAGAGTCGATAATGTTAAACCTCGTTACTGACGGGAACGCATTTACTCGCGTAGTTAAAACAGGCGGTCGAATTACGTCACTTTTACCGCTAATGTCTGCCCAAATGCAGGTGTTTGTCACAAATAGCGGCGCTATTGAGTATATTTACCGCAACTTTGACAATACAGTAACCACTTACACTGAAGATGATATTTGGCATATAAAGCTATTCGGTAACGGTGTTGTTGGTATGTCGCCCCTTGCATACGCTAGAAACGCGCTAGGTGTATCTATTGCGGCTGAGGAAAGGGTGGGAACGTTAGCCAAGAATGGCGGAAAGCCTTCCGGTGTGTTGATGGTGGATAAGGTTTTGACACCACAGCAGAGAGAAGCTATTCGGGAAAACATGAAAGAGATCGCTTCAGGCGATTCTGATAGCTTAAAGATTTTAGAGGCTGACATGAAGTTTCAGCAGATAGCCCTAAGCCCTCAAGACATGGAACTTTTAGCGTCTCGCAGATATTCATTAGAAGATATTGCGCGTTTTATGGGCGTCCCTTCTGTATTGATCAATGATACAGCAGGCTCGACGGTTTGGGGTTCAGGTGTTGAGCAAATTATAAACGGCTTCTATAAGCTTAATTTAAAACCTTACTTAGAAAGAATTGAAGCTAGCTGGAAGCGCTGGTTGATGGCTCCTACTGACAGAACCAAACGAATAATGGAATTTGATTTTGACTCACTTCTAAGAGCTGATCCAAAAGCCAGAGCTGAAACAAACAGCATTAAAATCAATTCAGCACAAGCAACGCCAAACGAAACAAGAAACGCGGAAGGCTTGCCGGATGCAGAGGGAGGCGATCAAATATTTATCAATGGTGCATTAGTGCCGGCCCAAATGGCCAACTCAAACAATAATCAAGGTGGGAACAATGAAAACGATCAGACTTGATGGCGTTGTAGGTTGGGATATCCTAGCCAGCGATGTAGCAGAACAAATGCGCGGCGAAGACGAAGTAAGGCTTATTCTAAATTCTGGCGGCGGAGATATTCTAGAGGGATTCTCTATTTTCAACGTTGTTAATGACTTTAAGGGTAACGTTACAGCTCAAATCGACTTCGCTGGTTCCATGATGTCAGTGATTGCCATGGCCGCTGATACTCGAACAATGAAAAGCAATAGCTCAATCCTAATGACACATAGACCATGGGGCGGAACTTCAGGAAACTCTGAAGATTTAAGATCCCACGCTGACACCTTAGATAAGCTTGAAGTAATGCTGGTTAATACTTACTCAGGCGTCACAGGTATGAGTGAGCAAGAAGCAACCGAATATTTGAGCGAAGAGCGGTACCTAAATGCTGATGAGGCTTTGAATTTTGGCTTCATAGACTCGATAGACGATGGTAAAACAGATCTATCATTGGTAGCTATGGCCGGAATGCGTTCACATAGTGCAGTGGGCTTTGATATGGCTAAGTTTTGCGCTAAGATAGACGATATCGCGGCGAATAAACCGCCAGTTAAGAATTTATTCGCTTCTGCTACAACATTGGCAGAGGTGGAGAAAATAGCAAGAAACAATTTAAAACTATCCCGAGCAGAGACCACAGCGATTGTGGCAGCCGTGAAAAACGTAGTTCATTGTGATAATGAGCCTAACGAAAAAGTGGATTTAACAGAAATGTTTAAAAACTTTAAAATAGGTGAAAACAATGGAACTAAAAGCAGAAGTACAAGCGGGCTTTGATGCAATTGATAAGAAAGTAGGCGAAGCGCTAGCAAAGCACGACGCTGAAGTATTGGAGATGGGTAAGGCTAGCAAAGCTACGTCGGACAATCTTAAGGCGTTAACCTCAGATCATAAATCGATGCATGATCAATTGATTGCCATGGGCGATCAAATCACAGATTTAGCACAAAAGGGAACCGAGTCTAAAGAAGTTCAAGCTTCTCAGGGTATCGGCTCTTTGTTTGTTGCGTCTGATGCATTTGCAGACTTTAAAAATGGCAATACAGGTCGTGCACGCGCTACATTCGAAAACAACACTATTGTAACTGGTGGCGATAACTCAGTAACTCGCCATGATCAATTGGCTGGTGTTGTGCCTGGCGCTTTCCGTCAATTAACAGTTATGCCGACGGTTTCGCAGGGCCAAACCTCTTCAAATATCGTTTATTACTCGCGCGAACTAGCGTGGACTAATAACGCGGCCGGAACTGCTGAAGGTGCAACAAAGCCTGAATCAGATTTGACGTTTGAAGAAGTAACAACCCCGATCCGTACCATTCCGCACTTCATCAAAGTATCTAAGCAAGCCCTAGATGATTCTACTTTCCTTAGTTCTTACATTGACCGCCGAATGGCGCACGGTGTAAACAACAAGGTTGAGCAGCAAATCATATCTGGTGATGGCACTGGCCAAAACTATAGCGGCTGGCTTGATGCTGGTAATTTCGTCGAAGTAGATCCAGCGGGAACTACTGACATTTACGGACTTGCTAACAAGATGAAATATGCTGTTATCGGTGCTGATTACCAGCCTGATTACTTCTATATCAATCCTGCTGACTGGTCTACTGCCGAGACTATCCGTCGTGCGGCTGGTGATGCGGCATTTGTTGCAGCTTCCGGTGCGGTTACTTACGTGAACAACGGCTTAACTCCTTTACTCTGGGGCTTGCCAGTCGTTCTAAGTAACAACGTTCCAGCAGGCTCTATTATCTGTAAGAGCTTCGACGCTGACATGCATTTAAACCGCATGAACACAGTTGTGGAGATGTTCGAACAGGACGGTGATAACGTTCAGACTAACCTTGTAACCGTACGTGCTGAAATGCGCGGTGCTGAGGCCGTAATGGTTCCAGCAGCAATTACACGCGGTTTGATTTCTGGTATCACATAAGCAATAAGGGGGTTCGCCCCCTTTTATTCTTGAGGGTGTATTGTGGATTGTATCGTATTAAAACAGTTTAGCTCAGTGGTCAAAGGCGAGCTTTCGAAAGGTCAAAAGGTTTTTTTCCCTGCTGAAATGGCGAAAAAGCTTATTGCTACTGGCCACCTTGAAGAAATTAAACCTTTAGAAGTTGTTAAAGAAGAAAAGCCAAAAACTAAGCGTAAGAGTAAAAAGGCTGATTAATGAATTATAAAACGGTTATTTTAACTGCCCCAACTTCAGAGCCTATAACGCTTGAAGACGCAAAAAAGCAGTTAAGAATCCAGGACGACGACGAAAACGACTTTATCGAGCGTCGAATCTCAGTTGCTAGGGCTAGTGTTGAGAAATACTGTAATCGTTTCTTTACTGAGCAAGAAATAGCCGTAATTTGGGAATGTAATTTTCCAGAGAGCACGGTTTTTTATCTGCCATACCCCGATTTAATCAGTGTTGACGCAATAACGTATTACGACAACGAGAACGCACAGCAAACCCTCACTGATTTCACTTTCGATAGCGAGAGGCAGGCCATTATCGCTGATGATGCGTTTCCATTAGACGCCACAAGTATCAGGGTTCAGGCTTCTACAGGTGCTCCGGCAGAGTTTGAAGGTGCCAGAATAGCCATGCTAATGATTATGTCTGATGTTTATGAGTTAAGAACTGAAAGCGTTATACAGTTTTCAGTGAATAAAAACCCCGCTGTAGTTCGAGAAATGCAGCCGTATAGGGTGGAAATGGGTGTCTAATTATCGTATCGGCGAGCTAGATCAGAAAATAAACATACAACGGGAAGTTAGAATCCCCGATGATATGGGCGGCCATACATTAAATTTAGAGAATATAGCGGTTTGCCAGTGGGCGCATATTCGCCCTATGAGCGGCAGCGAGGCCGAAAGGTTCGACAAATTAAACCCAGTAGCGACAGAGTTGTTTGTTATTCGATGGCGCGGCGACTTGCAAGAGGATGACCGCGTTATATGGGAAGGTGTTGAATACAATATTCGATACATTAAAAACGCAGGCGGAAGAAAGTTATATTTAGAATTCTTTGCTGAGCGAGGTGTGGCGCAATGACAAAAGGTTTTACCATAACAGGCGTTGATGGTGTGCAGAAAACACTCGATGATTTAGCGCCTAAATATGCTAATAACCTAATGCGTGCGACTGTTCAAGGTATAGCCAGTGAGATTAAAAAAGAGGCGGCAAGACGAGCGCCGGAAGATACTAAAGACCTTAAAAAGTCTATAAAGGCTAGGCGTAAAAAGTCTATTCCAACAAAGCCGACAAGTGTTGTTTATGTCACCAGAGGTCGAGACGCGAAACATAATGCCTGGTATTGGCGTTTCGTTGAATATGGTACGAGCGGAAGTGACGCTCAAGAAGCTAGACCATTTTTCAAACCGGCCGCCGAGATGTTGAAGGCTAATTTGAATAAGATTTTGACAGAGCAATTTGGTAAAAAGTTCATTTCGCTACTTAAGCGAGAAGCAAAGAAGGCGGCTAAAACATGAGCTTTGAAACAGTAGTGCAGACGGTTGTATATGATCAATTAACTGCCAGTGTTGCGCTTATGGCTTCCGTTGAAGGTGTTTATGATGCGGTTCCAGAAACCGAGACATTCCCATACATAACGATCGGCGATGATGCGCACGTCGAATGGGATACTAGCCCAGAGCTTGGAAGTAATGTAAGCATTACAATTCACACATGGTCTAGAGGTCGTGGAAGGCGAGAAACAAAAGAAATTCAGGGCTACATATACGACGCTCTAAACAGGGTCGAATTAACAGCCACAGGTTACAGCTTTGCGGGTATAGATTTTGAGCAAAGCGATAGTTTTTTAGACGCGGACGGCTTAACCCGTCATGGCATTTCAACTTTTAGAATTTTAATTGAAAAAACATAGGTGATTTATGGTTGCTGCAGTCGGTAGACAGTT